CCAGCCGCGCAAGCGCAAGCATCCCGGCCTCATCGGCTGACCCACCCGCCGGGGACCCCCTCCCCCCCCACCCCCTACACACCGTCAAGAGCTGTCGGTTTTTGTTTGTACGGGTCTGGGGAAATAGTAACCAGCGGAAACCGTTGCTGTTTCAAGGCAAACGCCGGGCGGCAGGGTGAGTGGGCGGGCGCTTTTAGAGGGGCGCGAGGGTGCCGGGCTGGTACATGTTGCCGGTTATGGTGATGTATCGCCCCCGGGAGTAGAACTCGATTTGCTGTCCGCGCCAGAAGCGTTTGAAGCCTCGCTGCGGGGCGGCGGTCCCCCAGATGTGCAGACCGCGCCCCGAGGGTGAGACCTCGACATAGGACCCCGCATAGTACGCGAGCAGCGTGCGCGCGGCCTCGTTGGGAATGCCATGCTCGTCCAGGCAGGCATCCAGATCGATACAGCCGATGCCATCCCCGAGGACGAAGCCGAGAGGCGCGCCGGTGGCGCTCGCGGCCTCAAAGCTGCTCCACGTGCTCGGGTCGGTGACGGAGGCCCACGCGCCTGTGCGCGCACACACGGGTCGTTTGTTGACGTGGGTGACCCAGCGCAGCCGACTCGTCAGCTCGGCGGGCAGGCCACTCGCGTCGTCGGCGCGGGTGGCTCGGTGGTGAGCGACTCGGCATCGGGTCGAGCAGAAGCGCGCGTCTGCCCTAGCCCAGGCTTTGAGCTGGTGCCCACAGTGTTCACACATTCTCACAAGTCTTATTGTAACGCTTAATTCATTGGAATTCCGGGGTTTGAGTGGGGGTGATCTGGGTGGCTGGTCGCGGTCCTGCGCCGAAGCCTCAAGGCTCGCGAGCTCGCCGGAACAAGGACCCGCAGATCCTCAAGATCATCACGGCCAAGCCGGTCGAGCAGCCGTCGCTGCCGGTCATCGAGCAAGTCGTGCTCGACGAAAACGGGAAGCCGCGCAAGAAGCGGTTCACCTGGCCGACGGTCACGCGGCGTTGGTGGAAGATGTGGGGAGAGTCCCCACTGTCCGCCGAGTACACCGAGACCGATTGGTCCTTCCTCCTCGACACCGCCTATCTGCATGCCCTGTATTGGAAGGGCGACTTCCGGGTAGCAGGCGAACTTCGTCTGCGCGTCGCGAAGTTCGGCGCGACCCCCGAGGACCGCGCTCGCCTGCGCATCCAGTTCGCGGTCGCCGACAACCTCGAAGACGACGCCGACACAGCCGACGGTGACGCGGCGCCCGTCTCCGCGCGAGCACGCAGACGGCAGAAGAAGCTAAGGGCGGTGTAACAGTGCCGTGGGCGCCGATCGACGAGGACGATGAGTTCCCGACGCTTGGGTACGACGTCGCGGACTGGATGACCGCCTATCTGCTGACTCCCGATAAGGATGGGGACGAACAGATCCCGTTCGTGCCCACGCAAGAGCAGCTCGACTTCCTAGTCGCGGTCTACGAGCTGGACCCGACCACAGGCCACCGCATCAAGCAGCGTGCCGTTCTGTCGCGGCCTCGTGGCTGGGGAAAGTCGCCGTTTCTTGCGGCGATCTGCTGCGCCGAAGCGCTCGGCCCCGTCCTGTGCGACGGCTGGGACGCGGAAGGCCAGCCCGTCGGCGTGCCCTGGTCGACGCGGAGAACACCAATCGTCCAGGTCACGGCAACGACCGACGATCAGACGGCGAACACCTGGGACCCTCTCCTCGAAATGCTGCGTGGCTCCCCCGCCGAGTCGGAGTACGGCCTCGACCCGATGGACTCGTTCGTTGCTCTGCGGCGGGGCCGCATCGAAAAGCGAACGTCCTCGGCGACGTCCGTCAAAGGTGCGAAGGCCGTTATGGCCGTCATGGACCAGACAGAGACCTGGCTCCCGGGTAACGGCGGGCCGAAGCTCGCCAAGACCCTGCGGTCGAACGCGGACAAGCTCGGAGGCTTGACGATCGAGACGCCGAACGCTTACACGATCGGGGAACGCTCGGTAGCGGAAACAACGGCGCGATTCTACGAGCTGATGAAGGCCGGGAAGGTCAAGAAGGAAGCCGCTCGCGGCCTCTACTACGACCACCGGCAGGCACCGCTTGACACGGACATCACGGACCGTGAGTCCCTCATCGAGGGTCTGCGGATCGCCTACGGCGACTCGGCTCGGGATCCGCGCGGCTGCGCGATCCACGATCCAGAGTGCGAGCCCGGCTGGGTGGACCTCGAACGCATCGCAGATTCGTTCTGGCACCCGGATAACGATCCGGCTGACATGTGCGCCGACTTCCTCAACCAGATCAACTCCGCGTCTGATGCCTGGCTCACGATGCCGGAGCTTCGCGCGATCGAGGACCACGGCAAGACGATCTCGTCAACAGAGCCGATCACGCTCGGTTTCGACGGGTCGGAAGGACGGAAGATCGGCATCGCCGACGCGACCGTCCTCATCGGATACTCGATCACCCAGAAGCACCTGTTCAAGGTGGGGATCTGGACACAGCCGGACGGACCGGCAGGCGAGGGCTGGCAACCGCCGCGCCTGGAGATCGAGCAGACCGTGCGCGACGCTTTCGAGCGCTACAACGTCGTCGGCTTCTACGCCGACCCGTCGGCAGGTTGGGCACAGGATGTCAAGACCTGGGAGGCCAAGTATTCGCGCCGCCTGCGGGCGAAGATCAGCGCTGCGGAGCCGATCCGCTATCCGCAGCGCAACGTCTCTCAGACGTGCGAGAACTTCGCTCAGCTGCTCTCAGCAATCCACCAGGGACTCATCACCTACGACGGCGACCCGACCATGACCGCCCACTTCCTCAACGCGCGGAAGTCCCCGCGCCAGGCGGGCTACGTACTTGTCAAGCCAGCAGACGATCAGGACTACTCCAAGATCGACGCGACATGGGGCTCAATGTTCGCCTATAAGGCTGGCCTCGACGCGGTCGGTAAGGGCGCCGCCAGACCGACGGCACGCCGCGCACCACGACGACTCTACTAACACACGCTGGGGAAGGAGGCCCAACCTCATGACCAAGACACCCGAGGAATGGCTCGCCTACCTCACAGCAAAGATGGACAAGGAGCGTCCGCGAACCGATCTGCTGCGCTCCTACACCAACGGGTCCTCTCCCCTGCCGGAGATGGGGCCAAACCTGGCCAAGGCGTGGCTGAAGTTCCAGAGGCGTGCGCGCACTAACCCGGGCAAGCTCGTCGTGTCCGCGCTCGCGGATCGGCTCATCCCCAACGGGGTGACGGTCGGCGCCAGCGAAGACAGCCCCGCTGCTCAGGCGGCCGCGCGCATCTGGCGGGACAACCGCCTCAAGGTGGTCTTCGCGGACGCGATCTGGGACGCCGCGACCCTGGGGCGCGGCTATCTCCTGGTGACCCAGGACGAGGACGGCCGCGCATGCGTCACGTACGAGCGCCCCGAGCACATGTATGTGGAGCCGGATCCGGTGAGGCCGTGGCGTGCGCTCGCGGCCGTCAAGGTCTGGCGCGATCCAGTGGCTGGCGTGGATCACCTGGTGATGTGGGTGCCGGGCCTGCGCCTGGCCTACACCAGGTCGGCCTACGACAAGTCGAAGCAGCTGGTTTCTCGCATCGCGGGGGACTGGCGTCTCGACCCCAGTGGAGTCCAATCCTTCGAGGGCGCACCTCCAGTCGTGGTGCTCGAAAACCGGTTCGGCATGGGAGAGTTCGAGCACGTCCTCGATCTCATCGACCGCATCAACTGGCAGACGTTGCAGCGCTTGGTCATCATCTCGATGCAGGCCTTCCGCCAGCGAGCACTGAAGTCTGCTGAAGGGTCGGCGGGACTGCCGTCCGAGGACGAGTCAGGGAACGCAATCGACTACCAGGCGATCTTCGAGCCCTCACCCGCAGCCCTGTGGGAGCTGCCCCCAGGTGTCGAGATCTGGGAGTCCTCCCAGACCCAGATAACCGAAATCCTGAACGCGACGAAGGATGACTGGCGCGAACTCGCCGCCGAAACGTCCACACCCCTGTCGATCATGCTGCCCGACTCGGCGAATCAATCGGCGGCGGGCGCGGAGCAGCCCCAGAAGGCGCTCCTCTCCAAGGCAGGCGACAGGATCGAGCGCTTCAAGCCCGCGCTCGCATACCTCATCGTCAAGGCGCTCGCCGTCGAGGGATACAGCCTTGGCGAGTCCGAGACAGTCGAGGTCCTTTTCGTTCCTCCGCATGCTGTCTCCCTCACGGAGAAGTATGCCGCGGCGGTGCAAGCACGTAACGCGGGCGAAGCCCTCGAGACCGTTCAGAGGAACATCTTGGGCTACTCGCCGGAGCAGATCGCGCAGGACAAGCAGCGCAGGGCTGAGGAGCAGCTTGCGTTGGCGTTCGCGCTCCAAGACAAGCCGCAGCCGCAGCTGACAGATGAGGCCGCAACCCCGGGTACGGGGGGGACCCGGCAGACCTGAAGCTCAGGTTTGATGCCCTCGGCACGGCGATCCGCGCCGGCGTCGCTCCTGAATCAGCGTCGGAGGTCGTCGGCCTCGACGGAATCCGATTCACGGGCGCCGTGCCCGTCGCGCTCCGACTCCCAGAGACACAGTCCGTCGACCTCGAGGAGAAGTAACCCATGCCGGACCTGGACGCGCTCAACCGCCTCACTGAGGCGTACGACGCTCAGGTCCACGCAATCCGCACCCAGATCACCGCCTTCGGACAGGCCTACTGGGACTCCCTCCCGCACTACAGAGCCAGCGCCGTCGAGGACATGATCGAAGCGATCACCCCCAGAGTGATCGCTGGCCAGCTCCGAGTCGCTGACCTGACCCGCGCATACCTCGCCCGCTGCGCCGACGAGCTCGGCTGGAAGGTCGTCCTCCCGCCCATCGACCAGGACGAGATCATCGGCGCTCGCGGCGTCGACCCGCGCACCGTCTACCGGCGCCCAGCCGTCGACGTGTACACCGCGCTCGCGGCGGGGAAACCTCTGCCGCAGGCTGCGGCTGAGGGGCGGCTGCGGCTGACGCAGCTGATCGGCGGGGACATGCAGCTGGCGAAGACACATGCGTCCCGCCAGTCAATGCGGGCGTATCCGGAGGAGGGGCAGTTCTATCGGCGTGTGCTCACGGGGCGAGAGAACTGCGCCTTGTGCGTCGTCGCCTCGACTCAGCGGTATCACCGGGGCGATCTGATGCCGATTCATCCGGGGTGCGACTGTGGGGTCCAGCCGCTGCCGCCAGGGCTCGCGGCGAGCCAGGTCATCGATGAGGATCTGCTCGAGCAGGTCCACCAGATCACGGAAGACCGCCTCGGCGCGTCGGATCGGGGTGGCCGCACGCCGGACTACCGAAAGCTCCTGACGGTCAGCGAGCACGGCGAGTACGGGCCGACGCTGTCATGGGCGGCCCCCAAGGCCAAGCCCACGCCCAAGGCGGGTGGGGCCGAGCCGCCTAAACCGCCCAAGCCCCCGAAGAAGGCCACGGCCCAGCCGCCGGACGACTCCGATCGGCTGAAGCGCCTGATGAGCGTCCCCGCCAGCGAGTGGCACAAGACGCTCCAGTATGAGAACGGGGACGTGACAGGGATTCCCGGAGAATTCCTGTATCCGGAGCATGGGGACGGGCGGGTGTTCATCCCGGCAGTTTCGGCCAGAAAAGCGCCTAGTGAGCATGAGGTGCTCACGGCGCTGCGCCTCGCGGAAACAGGAAAAGACGTGTTGTTCCGTGTGGATTCGCATGATGTGGGGGCAAAGAACCCAGATGCGGAAATGAATCAGCAAATATGGGAATTCAAAGCGCCCACGGGGCAAGGCAAAAACACCATCGACTCGCAGATGAAGCGAGCGGGGAAACAGGCTGAACGCCTGGTCCTCGATCTACGCCGGACCAAACTCGGCGATAAGGAGTCGATCCGGGATATCCGGCAAAGTATGCAGGGTCGTCATCTTACCCAAGTGATTGTCATAGATCACGCAGGAAATATTGTCTACATTCCATGAGTGTGGTAGCCTGACGGTGAGGACATTAGGCAGCCCCTTCGGGCAGCCGGGATGTCCTCACTTCATATAGCTCAAATTCACCGGCCATGGGCGCAATGCCCGGGCCGGTTTTTGATACCCCAACCAGTAGCCCCCAGCCGTAACGGCGTGGGGGTTTTTGTGTACCCGGAATGGGAGGAATCACCATGAAGAACCACCTGAAGCACCATCCTTGCCTTCGCTTCGTCGACGCCCCGTCCGCAGAAACGGGAGGGGACGCCGCGCCCACGCCGGACGCTCCTAGTACTGGCGCCGACAACGAGGCAGCCCAGAAGGTTGACTGGGAGGCTGAGGCCCGCAAGTGGAAGGAATTGTCCCGCAAGAATGAGGCTCGTATGAAGGAGAACGCCGAAAAGGCGAAGCTCTACGACGAGGCTCAGGAGCAGGGCAAGTCAGAGCTCCAAAAAGCGCAGGAGGCGGCAGCGAAGGCCGAAGCGCGTGCAACCGCACTGGAAGCCAAGGTGCTACGCGCGCAGGTGGCGGCCGCGAAGGGCGTGGACGCAGACCTGCTATCCGGGACCTCGCAGGAGGAGCTGGAAGCGTCTGCTGACCGTCTCATCGCGTGGCGTGGAGCGCAGACCCCGAAGGGGGCGCCCTCGTCTGACGCAGGCGTTCGCGGTGATGAAATCAGGGCTGTTAAGCAGCTCACCAGGGAGGACCTCAAGAAGATGTCTCCCGCAGAGATCCTCAAGGCCCGTAAGGACGGGCAGTTGAACAACATCATGGGCATCGCATAAGGGTGCCCGGAAAGGAGGGGCGATGAGCCTCGATAACTTCATTCCGGAACTGTGGTCCGCCTCCATCCTCGAGAACTTCCGTCGTGACACGGTGCTTGTGGGGATGGCGAACCGTGAATACGAGAAGGCCTTCACCGCAGGCTCGAAGATTCACATCCCCGGCATCGTGGATGTGAAGGTGAAGGACTACAAGACCGGCGCTGTGACTGCGTCTGGCGGCGCGAAGGTGCCGCGCACGACCGTCCCCGATGCCGTGGAGTCCACGGGCATCGAGATCACCATTGACCAGGAGAAGAGCTTTGACTTCCTGGTCGATGACATCGACGCTGCGCAGGCGAATCAGGCTCTCGATGCCTACACCAAGTCGGCGGCGGCAGCGCTCGTTGAAGACGCGGAGACCTTCCTGACCGCGATGCTGACCTCCAAGGGCACGGCGGCGACGGGCATCGCGAACCCGACGGACTGGGCGTCGGCTTACGCCGCGATCCTGAAGCTGCGCGGCAAGCTCTCGGCCGAGAAGGTCCCCGCCATGGACCGTGTGCTCCTGATCAACGCGGCCTTCGAGGAATTCCTCCTCTCTGATGGGTCGAAGCTCACCAGCTTCGACAAGTCGAACATGACGGATGGCCTCCGCGAGGCGACGATCGGTCGTCTCCTGGGCTTCGACGTGGTCACGAGCCCCTGGCTCGATAACACGAAGCCGATGACTGTTGCGTTCCACAAGCCGTCCGTGGCATACGTGTCCCAGGTCGAGAAGACCGAGTCGATGCGTGCGGAGCAGACTTTCGCGGACCGTGTTCGCGGTCTGCACGTATACGGCGGCGCGATTCTGCGCCCGACGGCGGTCCAGGTTTTCAAGGCGGCGTGATGAAGGTCAAGGGAGATAACGGGATCGAGTTCGAGCTCGCGGACGAGGTCGCCACGGCAATGATCACGGCAGGCATCCTCGAGGAGGTCACCTCCGACGACGATACGGTCGACGGGGAAGACGGCGGGCCTCCCGAGGATGCCCCCGAGCAGGAGACTTCGAAGAAGTCCAAGAAGTAGGGGGGGACGATGCCTGTTCCGCTGGTAACTGTCGAGGACATCGAGGCCGCGCTCGGCCGCCCCCTCACAGACTCGGAGTCGGCGCGGGCAACGTTCATCGCTGACAAGCTTGCCGAGGCCTTCAAGGAGCGCGCACGCCAGACGTTCACCGTCGAGCAGTACACGCACCGCCTGAAGGTCGACGCGGGCGGACGAGTCGTCCCCACGCGGGCACCGCTCGTCTCCGTCGAGGCTGTCACGACAGACGACGGGCAGGCGATCCCCTACAACGTCAGGCACGGCTTCATCCAAGTCGGCGCCCCTGCGAACGAGTTCGTTGTCGTCACCTACACAGCAGGCCTTACAGAGGTCCCCGCAGCGGTGCGCCTCCAGCTCGCAGACAGCGTGCGACGTATCCTCCTCATCCCCGACGCCGCCTCCCAAGGCGCAACCCAAATGACTGAGACGACGGGGCCGTTCACGCAGACCCGCCAGTACGCCACATGGGCAGTAGGCGGGCAGGCGCTCCTCTCCCCAGACGACCAGGCGCTCGCGGACGCTTACCGTCCGCGCCGCGCCGGGCACGTCTGGATGATGGGTGGCGGCTGACGTGATGGAGGAATGGAAAACCCCCGTCCAGGTCGAGGGGCGCGTCCGCCGCGACGGGGACGGCTACCTCGTCGAGGAATCGAAGTCGCGCATCATCGCCGGGTGCCTGATCGCGCCCGGGCGGTTCACGGTGCCGGGACTGCTCGACCAGGCAGCCTCCGAACGCTCCGACGAGACAGCGACGCTCTACCTGCCTCGGGGAGAGACGCTCAAGGTCGGCGACATCATCCGAGTGCCGGCCGAACACCCCCTGGGCGGACGGTGGACGGTGGAGGAGCCATCTTCGCCGTGGCCGCGCGGCACTTCTGTCGTGATCTCACGGAGGTGACACGTGACAGTCAAGTTCGTGCGCAATGACGCCTCGATTGAGGCGCTCCTGCAATCCGAGGCCATCGGTCGCGCGATGGTCAGCGAAGCCGAAGCAGTACGCGCCGCCGCAGCGGCGGCGGCCCCGAAACGGGACCGCGTCCTCGCGGAGGCCTACAAGGTCGAGGCTGTGACAGCCACTGTGAAGACGCGCCGAAACGGTTCGTCTCGCAGGGCTGCAGGCCGAGTCTCCAATGATGCCCCGCACGCAGTGCCCGTCGAGTTCGGGCACTTCACCGCAGACGGGCGCCGAGTCCCTGCGCATCACACGCTCGGGAAGCTCGCGGGCTCCAAGCGCGCACGACGAGGAGGCCGGTCATGAAGTACACGGACCCAGTCCAGGTGCTACGAGATGCGATCAACTCAGCAACGGGGGCGCAGACAGTACGGGTGATCCAGGAGGGCAGCCTCCCGGACACGTGGCCGATGCCGCTTGTGCATGTCTACGCGACCCAATCCCAGGACCTCGAATTCGAGCGCATCACCTCCGTCGTTGTCGACGTGTACGCCAAGACCCCCACAGGGCCGGGCGTTGGTGGCGCGGAGGCGCTCGCGGATGGGGTTGTGGATGCTCTGTCAGTTCGTCCTGTGGTGGGGGCCTCTGGGTGGGTGGATGAAGTTTCTGTGCCGTCTCGTCTGGGGGTGCGCGCCGCTTATGGCGTCGTTGAGGTGGTGGGCCTCAGCGTGGAAGTCACTCAACGTCCCACCGGCTAACCAATCTGATCTAGAAAGGACCCTGATATGGCCGATACGACGACCATCGAGGCACTGAAGAAGAAGCACAACAAGGCGAAGAATGTCAGGAAGGCGCTCAACGTCCTGGCGTTTGTCGCACCGCTCACGGCCGCTGTTCCGGACGCGCTGACAGGCGCAAGCGGCGCGATGAAGGAGCTCTCTGCGGACTGGACTCCGCTGGGAATTTTCACGACCGACGGCGGGGAGATCACGCCCGATGTCACGGTCGATGACGTGGACGGGTTTGGCTACGCCGAGGCCGTCCGTTCGGATCTGACCAAGGCAACCAAGACGGTAAAGCTCAACATTTTCGAGCTGTTCCGCAAGGAGATGCTGAGTCTGACGCACGGCATTGACCTCTCGCAGGTCAAGGCGAATACGACCACGGGAGAAGTCGTGTTCGATGATCCGCTTCTTCCCTCTATCCCGGAGAAGCGCCTGCTGGTAATTGCCGCCGACGGCCCTGCTGACGACGAGTGGCTGATGGGTTGGTGTTTCACGCGAGCCAAGCTCGTCTCAATGCCGACGATCTCGCTCAAGGCAACGGACCCGATTACGGGGGATCTCGAGTTCAAGGCGTTCGCCGACGAGACCGCAGGTACCGCCTGCCGTAACTACTACGGCGGGTCCGCGATGCTCAAGCACCGGGACATCACGGGATTCGAGGCCGCATGAGCTGCGGGCGGAGGTCGGGGCTGTTCTCCCTCCGGCCTCTGCCCGCTACCACTCCCAGGAGAACGCCACAGGATAGGACAAGCATGGACCAGATGACCTTCACGAAGACGATCAAGACGGACGACGGTGGCAACCTCGTACTTACGCGAGTCACCGACGACGCAGCAGACGCGAACACTCTGCGCGCACAGGGATGGGCAGAAGCCCAGCCCGCAGAGACCGAAGAAGCCGTGCCGACGCTGCCTGCCCCGCCCGCCAGCACCCAGCGCCGCGACAACTGACAATACCAACTAGGAGAACACCAATGGCAGACAAGATCACCCCCACCCTGACGCTCTCGGCCCTCAACAACCTCGATGGCGCAGCAGCACCCACCCCGTTCACCTTCGGGATCAACAACCATATCGTGACCTTCCCGGACCCCCTGGGCCTGAGCCCCGAGGCCGGCGAAGACCTCCTTCTCGACCTGGGCGGTGGAAAGCGCGCCACCGAGGTCATCGCCAAGTGGCTATCGGAGGAAGATGCCGCATTCGTGACCAAGCATCTGACTCTGCGTCAGATGCTGCTCCTCCTGCGGCAGGCATCCACCCACTATGAGGCGTCGCTCGGCTCCCTGGGGGAAGGGCGCGCCTCTACGACCGCCTGACACGGTACGAGAGGCAGATCGTCGCGGACCTCGCGGAACAGGGCTGGGACACCTACGCCCTGTTCCGCGCCCGCCGATACCGATTCCTCCTGACTCTGATCGACGAGCTGCCCTCGACGAGCCGAACCGTCGCGGCGATGCTAAATGACCCGGAGATCGCAATCGAGACGGCAATGGCGCTCGTCGAAGCCGAGGATGACGACGATACCGAGGCGCAGCTCCGGACCCAGACCCCCGAGGTGCGGGTCATGCAGGACATCTTCGACCTGCTGGTCTCGGCGTTCGGAGGAAAAGAAACCTACCCACGGCCCGAGAGCCTCACCGCGATCGCGCTCGAGGACGCGCGCACGAGCGTCCGAGACCGCAGCGCCCACCAGGTGCTCGCGGCTCTTATGCCGGGATGGAGTCCGCAAGAAACCTGAATATCAACCTGTAGGAGGAGGTCTGCGTGGCTGGCGTGTATCAGGCAGGCACTGTCTATGTCGATGTTGTCCCGTCGATGCGGGGCTTTTTCAAGAGCATCGAGAATGCGACGGCCGCGCAGATCCCGCAGGTGGCTGGCGACGCGGGCAAGAAATACGCGGAGAAATTCAAGGAGCAGGTCTCCGCTGCGGGCAAGGACCTCGCCGCCGCGATCGCCGATCCTCTGGGCAAGTCAACCGCGCGCCTTCGTCAGGAGGCTGCGCAGACCGGGGAAGCGCTGCAGGAGGCGCACGCACAGGTCGCTAAGTCAGCGTCGGCGCTCGCGAAGGCGCGCGCCGAGGAAGAGACCGCGGCGACTGCAGTGGAGCGCGCTGAGCGCGCGCTCGCCGCAGCACGCGCCAGCTCTTCCGCTGACTCAGCGGCTGTCGCTCGCGCGGAGTCGGCGCTGGCCTCGGCGCGAGAAGCGTCGACGGCCGCGAACCGGAAGGCCGACCAGGCCTCGGCTAATCACGCGGACGCGCTGAAGAAGGAGAAGGTCGCGTCCGACAGCGCGCGGGTTGCGACCGAGGCCCTGGACCAGCGGGTCGCGAAGGCCCCCACCGGGTGGGAGCGCTTCACGACATCGCTGAAAAGCTGGGTCCGCGAGGCCGACAACGTCGAGCGTGAGGCCCGCGACGTGGACTCCTCGCTCGTCCGCGTCGGCTCAGGCGTCTCATCGCTCGGCAAGCTCGTCGTGTCCGCGCTCGGCCCGCTCGCGCTCCTGGGCGCGGCTGTCGGCATCGGCGGTTTCACGTCCGAGGCTATCGCGGCATCCGACGCCACGAACAAGTTTGCGGATACTCTACGGTTCGCTGGCGTCGACGATTCCAAGATCAAGGAGCTGGGGGCCTCCGCTCAGGAGTACGCCGACCGTACCGTGTACGACCTGGCAGACATCCAGGGCATCACGAGCCAGCTCGCCGCAAACGGCGTGGATGACTTCGATCGCCTCGCCGAAGCCGCCGGCAACCTCAACGCCGTGTCCGGTGGCACGAAAGACACCTACAAGAGCCTGGGCCTGGCTATCGTCCAGGTCAACGGCGCTGAACGGCTCCAGACCCAGGACTGGAATCAGATCGCCAACGCTATCCCGGGCGCGAGCGGCAAGATTCAGAAGGCGCTCGCGGACATGGGGGCGTACACGGGGAATTTCCGTGAGGCCATGGCGGAAGGCAAGATCTCTGCGGAAGAGTTCAATCAGGCGATTCTGCAGCTCGGTTTTGATGATGTCGCGGTCGCGGCGGCGTCGGACGTGTCTCGCATCGAGAATGCGGCCGGTAACTTGCAGGCGACGATTGTTGGCGGCTTCAAGGACATGATCGACGCGGCGAAGCCGCAGCTGACAGCGTTCATGAGCTGGTTGTCGGATACGCTCGGCGCTGGGTTCGCGTGGATCAAGAACGTGGGGGTTCCCTCGATTCAGGGGCTCTGGGATGTCCTCGCGGGCGGGAACTTCTCGGGGCCGATCTTCGGCCTCGAGGAGGACAGCGGCCTCGTCGATTTCCTGTTCAACTTGCGTGATGCGGGCATGGCCGCCTGGGAGATGCTCAAGTCCGGATGGGACGCAGCAACGCACCTCGCGGCCGCGCTCGCGCCGCTCGCCCAGAGCGTATGGGACATGGTCAGCGCATTCGGAGGCGACGGCCCATCGATGATCCAGCGAACAGCTGAGGCGCTCAAGAGCGTGTTCGACTGGGTCGGGAAAAACACCGACATAGTTGCCCCGCTTGTCACGGCAGTCGTCGCTGGCACGACAGCGTTCAAGGGGATGAGCGCCGCCATGGAAGCCGTGAACGCCGTGAAGGCGGCGGGAGGTCTTCTGCAGTTCGTGAAGGCCACGAAACTCGCGGAGGCCGCGCAGGCGGCATTCAACATCGTCATGAACCTCAACCCGGTCGGCGCGATCGTCACGGCGATTGCCGCGCTCGTCGCGGGCCTCGTCTACTTCTTCACGCAGACGGAGACCGGGCGCAAGGCGTGGGCAGCGATCACTGAGGCGTTCTACAGCTTTGTCGACTGGATCAGCTCGGCGTGGTCGTCCACGATGGAGTCCATTTCCTCGTGGTGGACGGGCACCTGGGACGGCGTCTCAGGATTCTTCTCGACCTACGTCGTGCAACCCATGCAGACAGCATGGGAGGCGATCACGGCAGTCTGGGACGGCATCGTCACGGTGTTCAAGACCGCGTTCGCGATCATCGTCGGCGTCGTCCTGACCCCGATCAAGCTCTACATACAGGCATGGGTAGCGGTCTTCACGTGGGCTTATGACAACGTCATTAAGCCTGTGTGGGATGCGATCTGCCAGGCGTTCACCTGGGCTTACGACAGCGTCATCAAGCCCGTGTTCGAGCAGATTGCTAGTACCTGGCAGTGGATTGCAGGGATCGCAATCGAGGTGTTCGGGGGCATCGTCTCATTCCTCGAGGGAGTGTGGGCATCGATCTCCGCAGGGGTGACGGCCGCGTGGAATCTCATCGTCGCGGGCGTCACCTGGTACATCAACGCCGTGTGGAGCATCGTCAGTACAGTCTTCACGACGGTCGCTGGCGTCGTCTCCTCGATCTGGAATGGGATCTCCTCCACCGTCTCGGGCGTTTGGGAGGCCATCAAGGCCACGGCGAGCGCAGCCGTCCAGTGGGTCTACGACAGCGTCACGAACGTGTTCTCGTCCATGTCGAGCGGAGTCTCATCCACCTTCGAGGGCATGCGCTCAGCAATCGAGTCCGTGTGGAACAGGGTGAAGACCGTCGCGGCAAAGCCGGTGAACTTCATCATCGATACCGTTTACACCAATGGTTTGAAGTCGATGGTGGAGACGGTCGCCTCGAAGATCGGTCTCTCACTCACCCTGCCCACGGTCCCCAGGATCGCCGAGTATGCCGGTGGCGGCATCGTCCCGGGCTACAGCCCCGGACACGACACGATCCCGGCGATGCTCTCCCCGGGCGAGGCAATCCTCGTCCCCGAGCTCGTCCGACAGATCGGCCCGAGCAGGATCATTGCCGCGAACTACGCCGCGTCGAAGCGTCGACCTGGGGGCAGTCCTGGGAAGGCCCCTGCGGGCTTCTCCGGAGGCGGCATCGCCCATTTTGCGGGCGGCGGCATCGCGGGGTGGTTTGCCGACGCAGCACGGGGCGTGAGCGAGTTTTTCCGCGATCCGCTCGGCTCCGTCGCGCAGCTCATCACCGAGCCCGTGCGAGGGCTCATGAAGGGCATCGCCCCCGGAGTGATCGGCGAGCTCGGCGCAGGCGGCGTCGAATCACTCCTCGCAGGAGTCGGGTCATTCTTCAAGAAGAAGTCCGAGGAATCTTCATCGGCTGGCCTCGTGGGCGCTGCAATGCGGGCCGTGCAGATGCAGGTCCCCTACGTGTGGGGCGGCTCAGCTATCCCGCCAGGCCTGGACTGCTCAGGCCTGGTGTATTGGGCTGCCCAGCAGCTTGGTCTGGGGTGGCCGCGCCTCACGGCAGCGGGATACCAGTCCGGCTCCACCATGATCCCGTGGACGCAAGCAGCCCCCGGCGACTTGCTCTTCTGGGGGAACCCAGCCCACCACGTTGCGATCAACGCAGGCGGCGGCCAGATGATCGAGGAGCCAAAGCCTGGACTGAACGCTCGCAAGATCGGGATCTGGGGGTCCCCGACAGTGGGCCGCTACGGCGGGGCTCGCAAGTACGACCGCGGCGGATGGCTCCCCTCGGGAGTCACCGCAGCCGTCAACCAGACGGGAACGAGAGAAGCGATCCTCACCGCGAGGCAGTGGGCCGACGTGTCCGCGCTCGCGGCTAGTGGGGCGGGTGCGGGTATCTCTTTGGAGGGCGCGCAGGTGCAGCTCGTTCTCGATGACGGCGCCCAGTTTAGGGCGCACGTCGAGGGAATTAGCACGAACGTCTTAGCTCGCAGGAAGCAGCTCGCAGGAAGGAGTCGATGATGACGCGGACAAACCTCTGTCCTAATCCATCGTTCGCATATGGCACGAATGGGTGGTCGAGGTACGCGCCGGCGTCGCTTCGGATCGCGTCTGATCCTGCTGCGTGGGGCAGGCACGATCGACAGTCGCCAACCTATCTGGTGGTCGACGTGCCCGCCCAGCTGCAGGGCCAGGTCGCAACGCCCGGCGTGGTCCCTGTTTCGGCGGGGCAGGCGCTGGCGGTGTCGGCCCTTGTCCGCACGAGTCCGGGTATCGGCCTCGCTGTCCGCGTCGAGTGGACGGTGGGGGGCCGTAGTCAGGTCGCGTCCGCGCCGCTGCTGCTGACGTCGAGCGCGGCGGGCGATCGCCCGACGTGGGTCCACGTGGCCCCGGCGGGCGCCACGCAGGCGCGCGTGCGCTTCGAGGTGTACACCTCGGGCGCTCGCGATAACACGCCCGGGTGGGTCCACCTGGACGACATCATGATCGTCGCTGCTGCGACCGTCGAGGAGGCTGTCGCTGACGCGGCGACCTTCTTCGACGGCGACACGCCTCAGCAGCGGATCGGATACTCGCAGCGCGCGATCACTCACCAATGGACGGGCACGAGGGGCCTGTCGTCCTCGCGTGAGGTTGAGGGCGCGCTCGATATGACGCGCACGCCGGTCGCGGTCGTCGAGGACGGCCAGGCCCCGCGCGTCCAGGTCATCATCCCGGCGTCGCTCGCGCCTGCGGGCACGTCCTGCTACGTCGAGGGCATCGCTGCGACGGGCTTCAAGTGGATCCCACGCGCGGGCGTGTGGACGGGTACGGGTGAGCAGCGTGTGATCGGTGATTCTCTCGCTCCGATCAACACCGAATTTAGGTACCGTTTGACGACGTCGAGGGGCGTCGAGGTGGAGTCATCGCCGGTCGTGCGCCGCTGGCGCGGCCTCTCGTTGATGACGGACACGGCGGGCAAGATGCCTGTGAACCTGCTCTGGCAGGGCACGGATCAGCGTGAGATGAAGATGCGCCTCACCGAGCATGAGGTGCCCGGCAGGCGGACTCCGGTCATGGTGTACGCGCCGACGATGGGCGCAGGCACCGTCTCGCTCACCGCTCGCACGAACCGCCGGGACACGCCCGCTCTCAAGCTCCTGCTGGGAACGCCGACCCCCGTCGCTCTCTTACACAACCCCGAGCACTGCACGCAGTGCAGGGCCGGGGTCTGCGACGTCGATCTGGTGACGCTTATGGCTCCTACGTCGGTCTCGATGGAGCGCGCAGCCAGGATCGACGTCGCGGAGCGCACGTGGACGATCAAGGGGACGATCACGTCCCTGCCGCAGGCCTCGACGCTCCTCGCTCTCACGACGTGGACTGACTTCGACGGTCGCGCCCTCACCTGGCAGGCCCTCGACGCGCGCCGCCTCACGTGGGAGGCGTTCGACAGGACGATCTGGCAGGAGGACCGATGAGCCTGACCGGCCCGGACGCGCGTATCCCGGACGATCTGCTGTCGTCTGCGTACACGCTGCAGGCGACAGTCGAGTCGTGGCTGGGAGATGAGTACCTCGGTGAGGTGCCCGTCGAGGACGGCTCGGTCGCCTGGGACGCGACGCAGCAGGTGCAGGGCTCGCTCTCGCTCACGGTTCCCCGGGTGGGGTCGGCGAGTGAGGATGAGGACTGGAGGGACTGGGATCCGACGGACCCGTCGCATCCGCTCGCTTGCTTCGGCCAGACTCTGCATGTCTCGCTGACGATCGCTTCGGTGATTCCCGGCGGCGGCTGGTGGGACGTGCAGCTGGGCCGCTTCCTCATCACGTCGGTCGATCCCGGTCCCTCGACTGTGAGGGTGACGGGCAAGTCGCTGATGCATCGCCTTGAGGAGGACCGGCTCACGACGCCGCTTTCTCCGATGTGGAATGGGACGCTCGCGAGCGAGATCCGTCGTCTGGTCGGCGGGCACATGGGCGTCGTGATCGATACCGGCCTCGTGGATCGCTGGTGCCCGTCGATGACCTGGGGCGAATCGCGTATCGATGCGGTGTATGAGATCGCGAAGGCGTGGCCGGCGTCGATCCGTGAGGGCGGGGACGGCATCTTGTATGTGACCCCGCCTGTCTCGCCGCCTGTCTCGCCGCCGAAGTTGCGGCTCACGGACGACATGGACGGTACCGTCGTCGGCGTCTCCTCCCAGGTATCGCGCGACAAGGTCTATAACAGGGTGGTCGCGCGCGGCCAGGATGGGCACGATGAGGGTGCGCCTGCGTTTCAGGCGGTTGCGGATCAGACGACAGGCCCGATGCGGACCGACGGCCCCTACGGCGTCGTCCCGCGATTCTTCTCATCGCCGCTCATCACCTCGCAGGAGCAGGCCCGCAAGACGGCGGAGGCGATGCTCGCTGAGTCGATCCGCCGGAAAGTCAAAGTGCCTGTGGAGCATGCGCCGGATCCGCGCGTCGGCCTCGATCAGCCGATCGAGATCGTCACGCAGCCTGTCCTAGCTGCGGAGCCGAAAACGCTATGGGGCCTCGTCACAGCCTACGAAGTCCCCCTCACGTACAAGGGCACGCAGAAAACCGACGTGGAGGTGACCCTATGAGCCTCCGAGTCATGGACCTAATCTCATCGACCCCGGATGATCTGCCGCCCCGGTACGGGTCGGACAGGTCAACGACGGCGATCGCTCGGATCGTCGCCCTCGTCGAAGGAGGTCGCCAGCTCATCGTCTCCCTGTACGGCGGCGCGGGCGTGCAAGTGCCCGCGACCGCCGTCAACTGGGCAGGCGTGAAAACCGCGCACGTGCTCCTCGACCCAGACACGGGGCGCCCGGTCCATGCGCTGGGGCCTGCCCCGTCTCCCGAGGGGCCGCTCCCGGCGGTCCCGAAAGCCCCTGAGCCTAAGCCTGTGGCCCGGCATGCGGTGCTCACGCCGCAGTGGATGGGCACCTGGACGACCGGCGGCTGGTCGCGGTACGGCGACGGCGGCGCGTGGCAGGGCATCAACCCCGCAGGCCAGCAGCTCCGAGGCCTCATCGCCTACGGGCGGCAGCTCGAAGCCCTCGGCACGATCACGATCACACGAGCGCTCCTCACCGTGCAGCCCGCGTCGCACGTCCCGCCCTGGGCTCTGGTGATCCAGCCCGCGTCCTACTCGGAGTCGGGGCCGCTGCCGACCGGCGCGACGCAGACAATCAACGTCAACGCCGCGAAAACCCAGGTTGACATCACGGCCCTGGCGAAAACCCTCACGGCGGGAGCTGGGCTCGCGCTCGTCGGCACTGCATACGGCGGCATCACAAAGGGCGGCGCAAGCGCAGCCCTCCACCTCGACTACACCGAAACGCTCCCAGTCAAACCAGCAGAAAGGCGCGCCCAATGAGCTACCAGGACCAGCGCGGACACAAGGTTCCCTCACCGACAGACCCGGCCCGCCGACAGGATCTCCTTGATCTGTCGCTCTCCATTCCGTCGTACAAGGCGTGCGCGTCCGAGACCGCAGCCGCCCAGTACGTCGCAGCGCTCGCGGGCGTGGGCCTCACGGCCTCACCCGCACAACCGGTCTACGTGTGGAGAACTGACCTCAACGCTGTGCGTGTGTGGGATGGGCGCCGCTGGTCTGGTGAGTCGAATCTGCAGATGGAGCTGAGCGCGGTCGGCGACATACCCGTCGGTAATAGCCTGAGTGTCGGAGTACGGAATGGACTCATCAAGGCAGGAAAAGCAGCGATCTCAGCGACTGAGGTGATGTTCGGGAATCTCTATTTCGACTACATCACCTTCCAGAACCCTTTCCCGGCCGACTGCGTGTCTGTCACATTGACTCCGCTGTATGGGACGGGGGTAGGTGGCTGGAACTTCAAGAACGCCCAGCAATTCTGCATCGACTCGATGAATCGTAACGGATTCCGCGCGATGCTCCCGGGGGTCACGACCCCTGGCCGACACGCCTACTCGTGGACCGCGATCGGCTACTGACCCCCACCAATTCTTCACGCCCTCGGACAAGCCCGTCCGGGGGCTTCCCCACACCCAAGAGGAGAAACACATGGAACCGAATATCGAAGAACTCGTGGCGTCGATGACGCCCGCGACGGATACGCCGCCAGACGTTGTCACGCCCATCGAATTCCCTTACGAGGAGGTCACGCGATGAGCATGACAGCATCTAAGGCGCTCGCCTGGGCTGCGAGCCAGATCGGCTACACCCGCTGGGACGACCCGGAGGAAGGTTCCCTGTATGGCCGCTGGTACGCCAAGCGGCACGGGGCCTACTACGGGACGAGTGGTGTGCCTTTCTGCGCCATGTTCGCCTCATGGTGCCTCACCGATGACGACGGTAACTCGGTGATCCCCGGAGGGGATTTCGCCTACGTGCCCTACGGAATCAACGCCGCGCGGGCAGCTGGTCAGCTCGTCGACCCGTCGAACGCAGCCCCGGGCGACCTCATTTGCTTTGACTGGGACGGGAACGGCGTGGCCGACCACGTCGGCCTGGTCGAAGCGAACTACGGGTCGTGGGTGCAGACCATCGAGGGCAACACGAGCTCGGGCACTGCGGGCTCCCAGTCCAACGGCGGTGGAGTCTACCGCCGGTCCCGCGACTGGGACTCCGTCTGCGCCGTCATCCGCCCCTACTACTCCGACGCAGCCACGGGCTCATCTAGCGGGTACACGGACATCACGGCGCTGCAGGCCGCTGTCGGCGCGGACACTGACAACGTTCTCGGCCCCGACACGACGCGCCGCGTGTATGCGGTCGTGGCGGCAAGCTCGTGGGGAGGCCGGCAGTTCCCCTTCGGCGTCGAGTACGTCCAGGCCGTGGTCGGGACCGAGGCTGACGGCATCTGGGGCGACACCTCCGACGAGGCGCACGACCGCGTCGTCGGTGCGATGCAGCGTGCCGTCGGCGTCTTCGTCGACGAGGTCTACGGACCCGTCACAAACAACGCGATTAACACCGCGCTCGCGGGCGCGGAGAAGGGCAACTGACGTGAACGATCTGCTTCTCGGGCTCCACACTGACCCGTTCCTGACGACTGTCGTCGTCGGCCTCATCTGGCCGCTCGTGCAGGCGGCGCTCGACCGCCCGTACTGGACGCCGACCCGCCGTAAGGTGCTGCTGGCGCTCGTCGCAGTCGTCGTCTCTCTCGCTGTCTGGCTGTCGGGCACGTATCCGGCGACCTGGCGTCTGCTCATCGCCCAGGCCGGCGTTTTCCTGGGCATCGCGTGGAGTGTTTTCCAGGTGCTCTGGGCGATCCGTATTAACGGCGTGTCCTTGATTGAGTGGGTCGGCGCGGTGACTCCTGGCGGCGAGTCCGTCGAGGAGGTTCGCGCAGCCGCCGATTCTGCTCCTTCGCCCCGGGTAGTTGACGGGGACTCGCAGGCCAGCCGTGACTGAGCTGCTCGCTGATCCCAAAGTGACAGACGCGCTGGCTGCGCTCGTCGTCGCGGTCCTCGTCGCGATGACGGGCGTCGTTGCCCTGGTCGCGAGCCAGGTGCGCCGCTGGTTGGAGGCGAAGTTCGCGCACGTCCTTGAGGGTGTCGAGGAGGCCCGCGCTGCCGCTCTCTCGGCGGACGCGCAGGTCTCCAACGACCATTCGACCAATATGCGGGAGGACTTGGACCGTGCGATCGAGACCGTACACGCTGTGTCGGATCAGATCGGCGAGCTGACCGGACACGTCGGTACGCTCGCCGATCAGCTGGGCCGCGTCGAGACGACGCTCAGCAATCATGGGAAGTCCCTCGAAGCGGTGGAGTCGCGCGTCGGTCGGATCGACGAGCGCGGCGGTCGCATGGCCGAGGAAATTCACGATGAGCGTGTCGCGCGTGAGGCGGCGCAGCGGACTATTGATGAGCACTCTCACGATGCGCACGCGCGCCTGCACGAGCGGCTCGACAGACTCGAAGAGAAAGTGAATCAGTGGTGACGACCGCCATTATTGGTGCTGTCGGAAGGCTTGACGGCACTCCCGAGCCGCAGGCCTACATCGTCGCGACGCTCGCGGGGACAGGTGAGAATCTCGCTGTCCTCGCGGGCGGGCCGGTCGCCCGACAGGCCGACGTGCGAGGACAGATCGTCCTCCCCCTCGACGTGCGCACGGAGACGCAGGTGCATCTGCGTCTCGCGATCCCAGGTCGCACCCTTAGCGAAGCGACAGTGACTCTGCGCCCAGCGGTCGCCTACGACCTCGCGCAGATCTTCTCCGGCGCCACGTCGCCGACACCGTCTCCCACGCCTGTCCCCGGTACGGGCGGCGTCGAGATCTCCGGCGACGGAGACACCATCACCCTGACCGGCAAGCTCTCCGGAGACGGAGACACGATCGAGATCGGAGCCTGACCGATGGAATCTAAGCCGACGCTCTACACCAAGCAGGGCACTGATGAAGCGATCGCCCGCGCGGTCGCCCCTCTCGCGACCCGCGAGGAGCTGTCCGGCTACGCGACGAAGGACGAGGTCGCGACCGCCGCCGCAGGCGGCAAAGTCGAGCTCACCGGCTACGCGACGAAGGACGAACTGCAGGGCCTCGCGACCCGCGAGGAGCTGTCCGGCTACGCGACCGCGCGCCAGGTGGCCGACCTCGCTACTCGCGCCGACCTCACGGCCTACGCGACGAAGGACGAGATCGTCGGAGTCGCCCGCGCCTCCGACCTAACGGGCCTCGCCACCAAGGACGAGCTGTCCGGCTACGCGACGAAGAGCGACGTAGCGGGCATCGCCCACGCCTCCGACCTGACCGGCCTCGCGACCAAGGCTGAGCTGCAGGCAGCGCTCACAGGCGTCGGCATCACCGTCGTCTCCACCGAAGCAGAAGCCCAGCGCCTGCCAGACGGCGCGCTGTACTTCCTCGCCGCCGCAGCGTCGCCCGCGCAGCCGCCGACCCCGCCACCCGGCCCAGCGCCCGCCGCAGGCCCCGCCGTCGTTGCCCATGCCTCGGGCTCTGTCGTCGGCCAGACCATCACGGTCAATCTCGGCGGCGAGGACGGCGACAAGATCATCCTGGGCATCAACGAAAAGGCTCAAGGCGGTCGCGCCACCGCCGCCCTCCCACAGGGCTGGAAGACGCTCGTCGACCCGTACTGGGTCGGCACCATGAGCGCGACCGTCGTCACCGGCCCCTGGGCGCCCACGATCACGATCACGATGTCTCAGAACGCAGAGATCGGATGGGCCGCCGCCACCGTACGCGGCGCCTCCCGCATCGAGGCGGGCACCGTGAAGAAACGCCAGGCCGAGCCAGTCGAGACCAAGACCTGCACGGCGCCCGCGCTCGCGGGTGCTGGGCTCGCGCTCGGCTTCGCCTTCGAGCGCACGAGCGCCGGCGAGTCATCCGAGCAGGTCACGGTCTCGGAAGGCTGGGAGAAGCTCGAGTTTGTAGCGCAGGAGGGAGCGAACTATCAGACGGTGACGCTCGCGAAGCGAACCGCAGCGTCGCCCGCTGATCTCGTCGTGACCTACCCGAACGTACAGGGCTCTAACGGCCTCGGTGTGCAGGTGGTCGCCCGTGGCTGAGCTGACGATCTATCGCCGTCGCCGCGACGGCGGTGACGTGCCCGGGGTCGTGCGTCGCCGTCGCAGCGACGGGGGAGACATTCTCCTGCGGCGTCGTGAGGAGACGACTCTAGTCACGCCGGCCTCGACGGACGTCGTCGAGCGGTTCCTCAAGCAGAGGCCCTTCTACATCGCTCATAGAATGGGCGGCACTGAGTATCCCGAATTCACGCAGCGCGGTCTCGAAGCCTCGCTGCGCGCGGGCTTCAAGGCCTTGGAGGTCTCCGTCCGCCTCTGCGCGAAGGGGCCGGACGGCGAGCCCGCCGAATTCGTCGCGATTCACGACTGGAAAACAACGAGAACCGTGCCAGGCACGGATCTGCCGATCTGGTCCACACCGTGGAGCACGCTCAAGACCCTGCAGCAGGGCACGGGGCCGTTTATGAGGCTGCGGGACGTCGTCGATCAGATCCCCGACGACGTGGTCCTCGCGATCGACCACAAGACAACGTCCTCTGAGGATCAGCGGAACGCCGCTGATCTGCAGACTGAGGAGCAGCTCTTCGAGTATCTGGACACGGCGTTCGGCGGGCATCCCGAGCGCCGTGTGATCTGGAAAGTCTTTGCGAAGGGCACGAGCGCGGCGCGCGCGAAAGCGCGCGGCTATCGCACTATGGCGATGCTGTACCCGGCGGAGGTTCCCGCAGCGAAACTGCAGCAGTGGGATGTGATAGGCATGGAGTGGAACGCCAGCGCGGATGTCTGGAACCGGGTCAACTCAATCGGGCATCCGACGATCGCGCACATCATCACGAACGAGGGACAGGCGCAGTCGGCGTTCGATAGGGGAGCGACGGGGCTGATGGCCTCGTATCCATCCCTCGTCCATCCGTAGGACAAGAGGGCAGCTCGCAGTACCGGTGTATATGGCGGTGCCACAGCGGTGTCGGAGGGTGTGGCCGGTCCAGCCAGCTGGGGGTGAACGCGCGAGCCGCTTCGAGACGTAGCCAGCCGATAGGTGCCCGCCAGATCGACCAGGGGGACCGGGACGCTTTCAGCCGCAGTCAACGCGCCAGGTACGCGGGCTACTAGGAGGAGGGGAGTGTGACCCCATGCTGGCATCGTGTGACACGCAATACATCTAAAAGGGGGCGTCGGGGTTGACATACCTTCGCTAGTTATATATATTTATATGCATCAGGAAGCCACGAGGGCAAGCCTGAAACCCGCTCGGAAGGAGCACACAATGACCATTCACACCGCTGCTGATCTCGCCGCCATCATCGAGAAGACGGGTGAAGAGGCTCGCTACGCGACTATCGCGGATGCTGTCGCTGCGTTGGAGCAGTTCCTGGATGCGACCGAGTACGACCTGGAGGCGATTGCTTCCGAGGCGTGCGACTGGTACCGGGCCTACGATCCCGAGCAGAACGTGGAGTACCTGCACGAGCAGGGCTTCTACTTCACAGTCGCCGGGGATGATTTCTGGGCGATCGTCGCCGAGAACAAGCGTGAGGGCGAGGTGACCGAGGACTGAGGCACAGGAGAGGGGCGCCCCATGTGGGGCGCCCCTCCTTCCTTGTTTCTCCTCCGAATTATGGACTACATCGGTCTTCATCTCGCCCGATTGAGCGGGCGTACCCGTGAAAATCGCGGGTATCTCCTCTCCCTGTGGGCAAGGTATCTCGCTGAGCGGGACGCTGATCCCATCAGCGCGTCGCGTCAGGATATCGAGGAGTGGATCGCCCGCCGCCGGGACGCGGGGATCAGCGGGCGCACGATCCGCAGCGACCTGTCTCACCTGCGGGTCTGGTACAGGTGGCTCGTGGAGGTGGGTGCGCGCGGTGATGACCCAATGGTCCTCATCCGCGCTCCGCACGTGGGGATCACCGCCAGGCCGTGGCTGGGACGCGAGGATGCGGCCCGTCTCCTGGATGCGTCCCTCACGTGGGAGGGCGGCGAGCTCGCCGCCCAGGTCCACCTATGGCTCCTGAGTGGATTGCGGCCCGGTGAGCCACGGGGCCTGCGCGTCACCGATCTTGGGACGCGCGACCAGGCGGTCACCCTGGCGGTGTCCGCGACGAAAACCCCGGGGCGGGAGATAATTACCCTCCCGTCCTCCACGGCAAGCATTCTGGCTCGGCATGCCGAGGGACGCGTGCTTGGGCCGCTACTCTGCAATCCGCGTACTGGTCGGGCATGGACTAAAGCGTGTGAGCGCGTGCGCTTCCAGAGGCTCCTGCGCTCGGCAGGCGTGCCGATGTGCACGCCTTACGGGCTGCGCACGTCGATGATCACCCTAGCCCTGGCGGCCGGGGTGAGTGAGCGCGACGTATCGATTGCGGCCAGGCACACCTCCAGTGCGCAGACCGCGCGCTACGATCGCCTGCGCACCCACGCGGAGCGCCCCGTCGCCCCGCAGCTAGAAGCATGGCTTCAGCAAAAAGAGGGGTGTGATATATTCCAATAAAACAAAAGGAGGTAGAGCGTGTTTGAGTCGATCAACCTGTTCATCCGCAGGATCGGCCTGGGGCTGTCGCAGCGCGAGCTCGGGTCGCTGTTGACCCCGCCAACCACGCAGATTGTGGTCTCCCATTGGGAGACCGGGACCCATCGCCCCAGGGACCCGCTCAGCATCGACATGGCGCTGAGCGAGTACGAGGATCGATTCCTCTCACTCGTCGATGAGCTGCTGTCCGTGGCAGAGGACGAGGAGAACGACTCCTCAAGTGTCGTGTACCCCATGTACGCGACGCAGGCCGAATACGAGAGCCACTGCCCGTACGCCCAGGCTATCCCATGCCTGAGCATGTACCGTCTAGCGGTCGCCCAGGCCGCCATGATAGTGCGTAACAAGGGCCAGGCGGCGCGGGTCGAGTTCATCGGTTAGGCGTGCGAAAGGCCCCCCACCGGATTCCGGTGGGGGGCCTTCCTTGCGCTATCAGAATTCCTCGATGCCTCCAGCGATCTGCGCGGGGTCAGACTAGCACGGCCGCGTCCATCCTCGCTGTCAGCGCTGCATCGCGCTCGCGGGTCGCGTGCTGATACCTGAGCGCGACGTCTACGTCGCTGTGCCCGCCTCGGTGGAGGAGCTCGGCAAGAGTGGCGCCCTGTTGAGCAAAGATTGTTAGGCCCGTATGCCGGAGGTCGTGGAACTTGAACCAGGGGATGCCTGCAGCGTCGCGCGCTTTCTCCCACGCCGCCCTCAGAGAATTGGGATGGATTGGCAGGGCCCGGGTGCTCTCGGGGTGCAGGAGCCAGGATGTGGGCGCGGCATCTACATGCGCGTCGAGGTGCGCGCGCAGCGCGGGCACGAGGGAGGCGGGGATGACGATCTCACGCACGCCGGCCGCGCTTTTCGGTGGGGTCTCCACCGGGCCGACACCAGTCAGGTACTGCACCTGCCTCTCAATCCTCAGCGTCGCAGGGACGGAATCGAGGTCGAGGTCGCGTCGCTGTAGGCCGATTGCCTCGCCGAGCCGCGTCTGACACCATGCCGCGAGTAGCACGGCGACGCGCAAATGAGAGGGCATGGCGTTCGCCGCGGCCTGAACCTCCTCGGGAGTAGCGACCTGACGCTCACGATCCCGAGTCGGCACATGCTTCTGCCCTTCCGGAACGCGGCAAGGCGTCGCCTCAACGTGCCCAGCCTTAACCGCCGCGCTCATGCACGCGGAGAGAGTCATGTAGACGGGACGGGCGACACCAGCGCCGCGCTCATCCCACACGCGCTTGTACCACTGGGCGACGTCATCGGCGGTAATCGACGCAAGCGGCAGCCCCCCGAACACCTTGACGAGCTTCCGCATACGGTACGTGTGAGTCTGGATTGTTTTCGGCGTCCGCCCGAGACGCTCGAGCGACGAAAGCCACTGCGCAGACCACTCGCCAAACGTCAGGGCGGCCCGCTCAATCGCTCGCGCCTCGGCCCGCTCGCGCTCGCGGGCTTCCTTGGGGCTGGTCCAGGTGCCCTCGCTGATCTCGGCCTCGGTGCGGGCGAGGAAGGCACTGGCGTCGCCCTTGCGGACGAAAGAGTGTCCGGCAGTGTATTTGCCGCCGTCGGGTCCGGTGTAGCGGGCCTCGTACCTGCCCGAGCGGTTCTTGCGGATCGAGCCGAACGTTCGGCGGCCGCTCATGTGTCCTCCTCCATGTCGAGTGGCGCAGGATCTTTTTCCACTGCATGCGCCACGCCTGCGCCACTATCGATGGTACATCCTGATACATCCTGATACATGCGCCCGGGGCAGTGGGCGGGTGGAAATCGGTGCAAGCGCAGTAAAAACCCCGGAATCTCATTGAGATTCCGGGGTGTAGGGTGGAGATGGGGGGAATCGAACCCCCGTCCAGCAGCCGGCCCCGAATTCTTCTCCGAGCGCAGTCTACGGTTTTATTTCTCAGCCCCCAGCATT